AAACCCCGTCGGGATTGGCGTGCTGGATATGCGGACGGCCCTGCCCGCTGATGTCAAGCAGTCGGACCTCCTGCAAGATTTGCAGAAGATGTTCAACCTGCAATTCATGCCCGACCCCCAAGACCCAAGGCTGATTTACATCGAGCCGTGGAAGGACTTCTATTCCAGCGGGTCGGTGGTGGATTGGTCGCAAAAGTCCGATGAGAACGCAGAGCAAGTGCTGACCAATGGCGACCCGAATGCCTACACCAATATCGTGTTCAAGTACAAGGATATGGGGGACTACCTGTCCAAAACCTACAAGCAGTCCTACCCCTTGGCCCGTGAAGGATATGGCGGTCGAATCTTCAACACTTCCAACTTTTACGGCAAAGGCGATAAGGTCGTGGAAACGCTATGCGGGACACTCATCCCTGCATCGTTCGCCTCAGATAAGATTCTTGGCCGTACTTGGGATTTGGAAGGCACTCGATTGAGCGGGAGCATCAAACCGTTGCAGACAGGCTACCGAATCGCCCAATACAACCGCATCACAGGTCAATCCCCTTGGCTCTATTGGTTCGGTCTTGAAGAGGACGGGTTTGCTGCAACAACCCCGATAACCGCCTTGCCATTCATATCCCACATTGACAACCCCTACGCCCCGAATGTGGACCTCGCCTTCGGGCAACCAAGGTTGGTCTATTACAACGCCGTGAATGCCAGCGGCAACCCATACGCCTACACCAACAACAACCTCTACAACACCTACTGGCTCAACTACATAAACGAAACGGTCAGTCAAGAAGCCTTGCAGTTGGAACTCACGATGCTGCTATCCTCCGTGGACATCTACCAACTCGACTTCCGCAAGCCCGTCTATTACGGCGGCATCCGATGGCGGTTGCTGGAGATTCGGGACTATTTGGTCGGGCAGATGAAGCCGTGCCGAGTGACGCTCCGACGCATCCTCAACCTCACCGACTTTGCGGCAACCACGACCACCCCGATTGCAAACGACCCGTCGGCCTTGTTTAACGGCCCCATCGACCCCGACCCTGTGGACCCAGGATATGAACCACCTGTAAACCCCGAACTCCCTTCTGAAGGATAACCATGGCAGATGTAACCAAAGAAATAGTCCTCGAAGTAGGGCTTAAAGATTCCACCGCCGCTGGCACGACCAGCGCAAAGACCCGTCTGCGGGAATTGCAGAAAACCCTTGCGGACATGGCCCTCGCTGGGCAAGATGGGACGAAGGCATTCCGTGAAATGGAGAAAGAAGCGGGACGGCTCAAGGACCAAATCGGGGACACCCAGCAAAGGATTAAGAACCTCGCATCCGACACCCGCACCATTGACACCTTCGTCGGGGCTATTCAGGGTATTACTGCGGGATTCCAAATCGCCCAAGGAGCGGCGGCACTATTCGGAGCGGAGGAAGAAGAATTGCAAAAGTCCTTGGTCAAGGTCCAAGCGGCGATGGCCCTCGCCAACGGGGTGCAACAGGTGGCCAACCTGCTGAATAAGGATTCAATCTTGATAACCCAAGCACAGGCGGCAGCGCAGCGAATCTACGCTTTCACGCTCGGTCAAAGCACAATAGCCTTGCGTGTGTTCCGAACCGCATTGGTCGCATCGGGCGTTGGTATTGCAGTCGCTGGCCTTGGGTTGCTCCTTGAGAATTGGGATAAATTGAGCAAGTCCGTCAAGGACTTTTTTGGTATCAAGGAAAAGGAAGGAAAGGCAGCCGCTGATGTGGTGCAAACCGAGATAGACCTATCCACCAAACAACTTGAAAACCAACAAAAACAAAACGACCTCCTTGCAAAGCAGTTGCGTTTAAAACAGGAAATAGAAAACCTGAACAAGGAGGCATTGGATGCTGAAACCCAATTCCGATTGCAGAAAATCCAAGGCATTGGGAACGAACTGCAAAGGGAAACGCTTTTGAGGGATGAGAGGCTTGCCATCCTTGAGCAAGAGCGGCAGGACCGATTGGCCAAACTCAAGGAAATGTTTGGTGATACCGCTCAATTCAAAGAAGCCGAAGCCCTTTTAAACGAGCAGTATCGTGTCAAGGCTCAAGGCATATCGGAGGCATCTACCCAAAAAACCATTGAATTAAAGCAAAAGGAACGAGATACAACCATCAAGTTTGCAAGCGAAGCATTTACGGGTGTTCTTGGATTCATCGCTGCAACCAAAGGGCAGTCCGAGGCTGACGCTCGCAAGGCGTTCAACCTCAACAAGGCGGCGGGCATCGCTGACGCAACCATCAACACCTACCTCGGTGCGTCCCAAGTATTGCGGGACAAAACCCTCCCAACGGTAGCCAAAGCCTTTGCGGTTGCGGGAATCATCGCATCGGGTTTGACGCAGGTCCGCAAGATTGCGGCCACTCAATTCCAAGGCGGTGGTGGTGGAAGTTCTGCACCTTCGCCATCTGCGGGCGGTACATCTATGGCCCCACCCCCGACATTCACCAACCCGCAAACCACGATGCTTGGAAACCAAGGGGAATCAATTCCCACGCAGGGTCAGCAGAACCAACCCATGCGGGCCTATGTCGTGGAGCGTGACATTCAGCAGACGACCAGCAGGGTGCGCCGCTTGTCCGAATTTGCAACATTAGGCTAACCGCTACATATCCCACCATGGAACTTCCCGTGTACCGAATGACCGTGGACGAAGTGGACGAAGGTGTGCAGTTTGTCGCCCTCGTCGATATGCCTGCGATTGAAAAACCCTTCCAAGCCTTCGCCAAGACCCCGCAAAGATTTGCGGAAACGGGAGAACGCAGGGTGCTGACGGGACCGCTCATGCTGGCCGATACGCCCATCTACCGCAAGGACGACACCTACGGGGAGTACTATGTGGTGTTTGACAAAGCGACCATCCGCAAAATCGTGCAGAAGTACTTCAAGCAGGGAAACCAGCACAATGTCAACGCTTACCACAACGCCGAACTGGATGGCGTGTTCATGTTTGAATCCTACATCACCGACACCGAGCGGGGCGTGATGGCCCCCAAAGGCTACGAGGACACCCCCGACGGCTCTTGGTTCGGGTCGTTCAAAGTGGAGAACGACGAAGTTTGGGAGAACCGCCACGCCTTCAAGGGTTTCTCCGTGGAGGGCCTCTTTGGCATGAAGAACACAGGCACGGAACTTGAGGTCGCACTCGCTGGCCTCGCAGACGATTTGACCAACTTTTTGCAACATATCAACCCAACCTACAAATCCCTTTAATCTATGAACCTAAAAGCAGCCATTGACACTTTGCGGACTGAACTCCGCAAGTTCACAACCCAAAAGCAATCCTTTGCCGACTACAAGTTGGTAGATGGAACCGTTGTCCGAGTGGACGGCGACCTCGTTGCAGGTACAGCCGTTTATGTCATCACCGAAGACGAAACCCTGCCCGCTCCTGACGGAGAGCATCAAGTCGAGGGCGTTGGTACAATCAAGACCGAAGGTGGCAAAATCACCGAAGTCGTTGTAGCCGAAGCCCCAGAACCCGCCGAGGAAGTCGCCGTTGCTGCTGAGATAACCCCCGAAGTTGCAGGTGAAGTGGTGAGTGAAATCGCCGAAGGCTATCCGATGGTGGACCCATTGATGGTTGAGGAAATCGTCAAGAAGCACCTCGTCAGCATCATGGAAGAACTGAAGGCCGCCTACGCTGAAATGGGTAAAATGAAGGAGAAAATGTCCGCATTTGCCTCGCAGATGGAAACCATGACCGACATCGTGGAGAAGGTCGCCGAACTCCCATCGGAAGCCCCCAAGCCAACCGCCTCCGCTATTGTGGAGCAACGGAAGACCGCCGCAACGCAGAACTTCAACGCCCTCGCCCAAGCAATCCAAACTCTCAAAAAATCCAATTAATCTTTAACCCCCCAAACAAAAAGCCATGGCATTTTCATTAGCATCGCTAACCGCTTACACCGACCAGGAGCGGTTGCCCCTCATCACCAAGGCGGTATTCTCCGCCCGCACCGCATCTTTGTTCACCAAGCAGGTGGGCATCAAGTCGGCTGCTACCCTCAACCTCATGGACACCGATGCTGCCTTCCAATCAGGAACGGCTTGCGGATGGAATGTCGCAGGTGCCGCTTCGGGTACAACCACATTCACGCAGCGTACCATCACCGTCGCTCCCTTGAAAATTCAAGAGGCTCTTTGCCCTCGCTCCTTGGAACAATACTGGATGCAAACCCAGTTGACGCAAGGCTCTACCTACGACGGAGTTCCTTTTGAGCAGGCTTACGCAGAGCAGAAAGCCCTCCGCATTGCCGAGGCTTTGGAGAACGCAATCTGGTCAGGTTCTACCCTGGTGACTGGTTTGCTGACAATCTTGAACGCTGCATCGGGTTCTACCGTATCGGGCAACACCGCTGCCGTGTCTGCCTCCACTGGTATCACCACGGGCAACGCCATCAGCATTTTTGACAACATCTACAACCGCATCCCGCAGGCCATCTTGACCCGCAATGACCTTGTCATCTTCTGCGGCTGGGACACTTTCCGCACCTTGATTGGAGCGTTCAAGTCAACCGCCAATGTGCTATACAACCAAGTTGACCTGCAAGGGTTGGCCGATGGTGACATCATCTACCCTGGTACTAATGTCCGTGTAGTTGCAGTCCCAGGTTTGCTTGGTTACAACCGCATGGTTTGCAGTTACTTAGGTAATTTTTTCTATGGGACCGATTTGCTTTCCGACGAAGAGCGTTTTGAACTGTTTTGGTCACGCGATAACGACGAAGTACGCTTTCAGTGTGCCCTAAAAATTGGAGTGAACATAGCGTATCCAGACCTCGTTGTTGACTGGAGATTGGCCTAAGTGTAAGGGGGGCGGGTAACTGCCCCCCGCTTTTTATTCTTGCAACTCACAAAATAAATATACACTATGTCTTGTTCCTTAACTACGGGCTACGCCCTCGGATGCCGCAACTCGGTTGGCGGTATCAAAACTGTCTTTGTCAAAGCCTTCGTCCCAAGTGGCTCGGTTTCAACGAACCTAAGCGGCCAGGTCACGGGCTTCATCCCGACCTCTACATCGGGGTCTTGGTTTGAGTACGACCTCACAAAGGCGACCTCAAGCATGACCGAAACCATCACCGCATCAAGCGAAAATGGGACCATCTTCTACGCCCCTGAAGTAACATTTACCATCAACAAATTGCAGACCACCGTCCGCAACGAACTGCTCCTGCTCGCAAGGGCAAGGGTCTATGTCATCGTGCAGGACAACAACGACCAATACTGGTTCCTTGGGGCTGCAAACGGGTTGGAGATGACCGCTGGAACGGCGGGAACTGGGACTGCATTCGGTGACCGTAGCGGCTACGAAATCACGCTTTCGGGCATGGAGCCGAACTCTATGCTGAACATCGCTACCACGGTATTTGCAGTTAGCACGGCGCAAATAGCGGGCGGGTAACTATCTTTGACCTGCGGGTTCTCATACGCCCGCAATGGTTTAGTGGTCTGGGCCATCTCGCAAGGGGTGGCCCTTTTTTTTGTACCTTTGGGCATGAGAATTTGCATCGTTTACAACGCTCACCCAACGGGGTGTTCTTTCTACCGCTTGGAGATGCCAAACGCCTACCTTGGCGACAACTACACGGAGTTCGATTATGTCTGCGTGGACAACATCGCCAATGTCAAGGATGAAGACCTAAAGACGGTCGATGTGTGGCTTTTCAATCGTCTTTGGTGTCAAGGTACCTTGGAGCAAATTCGTAAGGTTTACGAGGCTCTGACGGCCTTTGGGGCGAAGGTAATCTTGGACCTTGATGACTACTGGGTGCTGGAATCGGGCCACATCATGTATCGGCACTATTTGTCCACCAAACTTGACGAGCAAATCCGAGAACACATCCGCTTGGCCGACCATGTGACCACGACCACGGAACACTTGGCGCAGAAGATTCGCCTGCTGAACAAGGCCGTTACCATCCTGCCGAATGAGCCGTACGAAGCATATCAGCAGTACCTCCCTGACACAACGGCCGAACCCGAACCGCACCTGTTCAAGATTGGCTGGTTCGGAGGGGCGCAGCATCAGGAGGACATTGCACTCGTGGAGCATTCGTTTTCCCTGCTGGCCCATGACCGTTCCCTTGACGGCCGTTACAAAATCTACCTTGGCGGGTGGAACGATGGGAACGCCGTTTACGATGACTACGAGCGGATGCTATCGTGCAGGGGGTTAAACAAGAACTACGGACGCATCCAAGCGGCGGACATCTACTCCTATGTGGGCGGCTACAACTTCATCAACGCCACTATCGCCCCGCTCCGAGATACCAAGTTCAACCGCCTCAAATCGGAGTTGAAAGTCGTTGAAGCAGGCTGGATGGGCAAGGCGATAATCGCATCCGAAACCATCCCCTACACCGACATAATCACGCACGGCCACAACGGGTTGCTCATACCCTACGGCAAGAAAGACGCTTGGTATAAGGCGGTGAGGAAGTTTGTGAACGAACCCGACTACGCCAAGGGGCTTGCCATGCAGTTGTCCAAGGATGTAAGGGAGCGGTTTGACATAACCAAGACCGCCGAGCGCAGGGCCGAACTCTACCGAAGCATCGGGCGCAAATTGTGAAATTCGGGCGCATCCTACATTTAGGGATAGCGTGATTTACCTATCCCCCAATTCTACCAACACCATCGTCGTCACTTGGACGCAGCGGGCCTCATCGGGGGACCGTTACATCTTGCGGCTCACGAACATCGCCAAGAACGCCACGACTGACTTCACCCTGCTGAAATCGGCCAACCTTTCTTCCTACACGAACCGCTATGACAAATTTTCGCTTACCGTGGGGTCGCTTGAAACAGGCTCGTATCGTTATGAAGTTTACGATACCAGTAGCACGGTTGGTGCAGCCGTTGCGGTGGTTGAAACGGGCTTGGCTTATGTCCAAGTAGTTTCGCTCACCTTCAACACCTTCGCCAATTCCATCCAGTACACCGTCTTCGGTTCGTCCGATGAGCGAGTGTTTGATTCCACCTTTGACCAATCCTTCGCATGAGCGTACAAACCCGCAGTCAGTTGGTAGCATCTGCTGCCACCATCACATCCGAAACCGCCGCAGGAGCGAACACCGCCGCCCGTGTGGGTGGACTATTCGATGACCTTGCCGATACCGCCACCTTGGACCGAGAGCGTGGCGTGGCCAACCTGTACCTGGACGAATCCAAGAATTTCACCCCGACCCAAGGGCAAGCCGTCAAGTTGACAACCCCGCTAAAATCGGGGCTGCTTTCAACCTACAACTTTTCACGCACAACCACCGCCATCACCTACACGGGGACAACGAGTGCGGCCTTGCGGGTGTCGGCAAGCATGGTGTTCTCGCAGGGGAACGGCAACCAAATAATCATCTACATCGCCAAGAACGGAACCATCATTCCGCAGTCCATGACCGACATTACCACGGGCCACAACAACGGCCATGCGGTTACGATTGAAGCCGTTCTGCAAGGTGCGCTGAACGACGAGTTCACCATCTACATCAACGCCGTGAACGATGGCGGTGCTATCACGATTTCGGCCCTCAACTTCACCGTACATACACTATGAGCAGCGTCAAACAATCGTTCACCCAATGGTTGGGTATTGAACACAAGGTCCCCGTGATGCTTGAAAATAAAGCGGGCAAGTACATCACTTATGGGGCGTTCAACGAGTACCCCTACTATCTGCTGGACAACTACCGCCGAAGCAGCAAGCACAATGCCATCGTCAACGGGAAGGTGAACTACATCGTGGGCGGTGGATGGCAACCAGGCGAGAAGATGACCGTGGAGCAGCAGGCCCGCTACGCCAAGTTTTTTGACGGGTTGAGCGAGCATGACGACCTAAACGACATCACCGAGAAACTCGTCCTTGACTTGGAACTATTTAACGGGTTTGCGGTTGCGGTGACATGGAATAAAATGGGAACCATTGCGAAAATGGAGCACATTCCCTTTGAAAAGATTCGTGTGGACAAGGACGAGCGGATGTTCCAAGTGGCCGATTGGTACGACGATGCAATGGTCCAACTCTACCCCAAAATCGGGGATGTCGAAAAGATTCCCGCCTTTGATGCTGACAACCGTATTGGCAAGCAGTTGTTCTATTACAGGGTCTATGCTGCAGGCGTTAAGTCCTACCCGCTACCCGAATACATGGGAGGCTTGGCTTGGATTGAAGCGGATGTGCAGGTGGCGAACTTCCACAACAACAACCTGCGCAATAACTTTTGGGGTGGGTATTTAATCAACTTCAACAACGGCATCCCGACACCCGAAGAACAGGGCGACATTGAGCGTCAAATCAAGCGCAAGTTTTCGGGGACCGATAATGCTGGACGCTTTGTGGTGACTTTTAATGATGATGTCAGCAAAGCCCCGACGCTTGAACCGCTGACCCCGAGCGACATGGACAAGCAGTTTGAGATTCTCAACAAGGCCATCCAGTCCGAAATCTTCATCTCGCACCGTGTCGTG